TGCCTGAAACACCCCCAAATCCGGGGCCCCAACGAATTTTCGCCGGTGACCAGCATTCGGGCCGCCGTGCCCGTCAACCTGGGCAAGGCGAAACAACATGGAGCTCCAGAACCGTTACGACGGTGTCTCACCTCGAGTAGTACGCAACATCCGATACCAGGCCAGCAGGCTCGCCAGTAGTGGCCGGCTCCCCGGCATGGACAGGTTCGATATCGAGCAGGACCTGATGCTCGACCTGCTGCAGCGGCAGGCCAACTATGACCCCACACGGTCCAGCTTCGACACCTTCGCTGATCGGGTGATCAAGCACCGGGTCGCCACGCTGATGTCCCCGACCAGTCGCCTGCGCGCCGAACGAGGCATGGTCTCACTGGATCATCCGATGGGCCCCGACGGCGACGATGCCGTGACCCTTGGAGACATCCTGCCCGAAAGCGCCGGGCTCTATTCCGACGCCGCGCAGCCGCCCGAGATCATGCGTGGGCTGCAGCGCGATGTTCAGCGGTTCCTCGCCGGCCTGTCGCCGGTCCTGCTTCGCTATGCCGGGATACTGTCGGCAGACAACGTCAGCGCCGCGGCACGCTCTGCCGGCCTGCATCGTTCCTGCGTCTACGAGCGCCTCTGCCAACTGCGATCGGCGGCCACGGCCGCGGGGCTCAACGAATATTTCGGCAGCATCCCGACAGGTCTTTCGCCGCGCCGGTAGGTGATCAGCAGAGGACGACGGCGGCGGCCGGTCAGTTCCTCAAAAGATCATGCCGGGCCTTCGGGGGAATAGAACACCCGCAACGGAAATACCTCGACCGCGTGCTCCAGGGCGGCGTCGGGCCCGGCAGTAGTTACTCAGACGAACCCTGGTTCCCCACGACGGAACATAGGAGTCCATCTTGTTCAAATCCCCCCTGAAGCAGCTTCGCCAGTCCATCTGGCTGAGCGAAGTCCCCGACAACATCTCGGTGCCCGCGATCGGCGATGAACCCGCCAGCGTGGTCGCGACAGAGAAGGCGACGATCGACGAGGTAGCGTTCGCTGAACTCGCCATCAGCCGTGAGATCTCGGCGCTCAGCCGGGTCAGTTCCTCGCTTTCGGAGATCGTCAAGCTCGCCCGCAAGCAGGGCGCCCGCGGCGTCGACAACGCGGTGGCCGCGGCCATCCGCGAACTGGGGGAGCGCAAGTGAGCACCCCCATCAACACCCAGCCGCTGCAGATCATCACGGCCGAGCAGCGGATGCAGGAGCGCCGCGGCATCAAGGGCGTGGTGACCGGCATCTTCGGCATCGGCAAGACGTCGCAGCTCTGGACCCTCAACCCCCAGACCACTCTGTTCCTGAACCTGGAGGCCGGTGAACTGGCCGTCCAAGGCTGGCCCGGCGACGAGATACGCATCCGGGACTGGGAACGGGCCCGGGATCTGGCCTGCTGGATCGGCGGCGCCAACCCGGCGATGCGCGAGGACCAGAGCTACAGCCGCTCGGACTTCGCCCGTGTGTGCGGCCAGTTCGGTCCGCCGACCATGCTGGACAAGTACGAGACCGTCTTCGTGGACTCGATCACCGTGGCGTCGCGCCTTTGCCTGCAGTGGTCCAAGGGCCAGCCGCAGGCGATGTCGGACCGCAACGGCAAGGCCGATATGCGCGGCGCATACGGCCTGCTGGGTCAGGAGATGATCGGCTGGCTGACCCACCTGCAGCACACGCCGGCCAAGAACGTCTGGCTGGTCGGGCTGCTCGACAAGCGGCTGGACGACTTCAACCGGCCGTTCTTCTCGCTGCAGATCGAGGGCGCCAAGACCGGCCTCGAGCTGCCCGGCATCGTCGATGAAATCCTGACGCTCGCCGACATCCGGCCGGCCGAAGGCGCGCCCTATCGGGCCTTCGTCTGCACGACCCTGAACGAGTTCGGGTTCCCGGCGAAGGACCGCTCGGGGCGTCTGGACGCTGTCGAGCCCGCGCACCTCGGACGCCTGATGGACAAGATCCGCGGCCCGCTCGCCGACAGCTCCGTCGCCCGCCTGAACTTCGAACTGCCCGCCGCAGTCCCCACCGACACGAACGCCGGAGCCTAGAGCCATGACCGATATCGACTTCAACAGCGCCGACACCCAGGACGCCGCCTTTGCCCTCATCCCGGCCAACACTTTAGCCAGGGTCTATCTGACCATCCGCCCGGGTGGCGCTGGTCCGGAAGGCTGGCTGACCCAGAGCAAGACCAGCGAGGCGCTCTACCTCAACACCGAGGGCGTGATCGAAGACGGGCCCTATTCCCGCCGCCGCATCTACACCCGCATCGGCTATCGCGGTCGCAATGGCAGCGACGGGGGCGAAGACACCTACGCCAATCGCGGCCGGGCGCTGATCAGGGGCATTCTGGAGTCTGCACGCGGCGTGCGTTCGGATGACACTTCCGACCGCGCCCGCACGGCCCGCACCATCCATAGCCTGGGCGAGATCAGCGGTCTGGCCGTGGCTGTGAAACTGGGTGTCGACCGGGACCGCAACAACCCGCAGGACGAAGGCCGCAATGTCGTTCTGGCCGCCATCGGGCCGCAGCATCCCGAATATGCGCGGCTCATGGCGTCTGCGTCGTCGCCCGCTCCCTACGCCCAGCCCACCGCCGGTCAGCCGCCGGCGGCGGCACAGGCCTCCTCGAACGGCAGCGCGCCGTTCTGGGCTCAGTGAGGGAGCGGTTCCATGATCCCCAGAGATTATCAGCAGGAGGCGGTGAAGGCCGCCCGCTCCAGGACGGCTGCCCATGGCAACACCATCCTGATGCTGCCCACCGGCGCCGGCAAAACCGCGGTGGCCGGGTTCTATATCGGCGAGGAGGCGCAGGCGCAGCGGAACACCCGCACCCTGGTCCTGCAGCACACCGACGAGCTGATCGAACAGAACCTTGCCTCGATCGGCGCGATCACGGGCCTGACCACCTCGGTGGTCAAGGCGGCCCGGGATGACTGGTCCGGCCAGATCGTGTTTGGCAGCGTCCAGACCCTGGCCCGCGCCAACCGCCGCCAGGCCCTCGGGCGCGTCTCCCATCTGGTCATCGACGAATGCCACCGGGCTGCGGCGGAGAGCTACCAGAACATCATCGCCGACATCCGGGCGATCAATCCGGACGTGAAGGTTCTGGGCCTGTCGGCCACGCCGAGCCGCGGGGATGGCCGTTCCCTGCGCAAGGTGTTCAGCAACATTGGCTTCCACCTGAAGATCGGGACCCTGATCGCCAGGGGCATCCTCGTGCCGCCACGGACCTTCACGATCGGACTTGGCATCGAGGACGAACTGGCCGGGATCGAGTCCACCGCCGGCGATTTCGACATGCGCCAGGCCGACAAGGTGTTGAACCGGTCGGTCCTGAACGAGGCCGTCGTCGCCCACTGGAAGGAAAAGGCGCACGACCGGCGCACGATCTTCTTCTGTTCGACGATAGCCCATTCCCAAGCCGTCGCGGCGGCGTTCATCGCCGCCGGGGTCACGGCAGCAACCATCACCGGAGACATGGCCGGCGCAGACCGCGCCGACATCATCGCCAGGTTCGACCGCGGGGAAGTCCAGGTCCTGGCCAACTGCATGGTGCTGACCGAGGGCTTCGACAGCCAGCCGGTCGGCTGCATCGGCATCCTGCGGCCCATGCTGCACCGGGGCACCTTCATCCAGGCTATCGGTCGCGGTCTGCGCAAGGTTGATCCCCAGCGCTATCCGGGCGTGATCAAGACCAACTGCATCGTGCTCGACTTCGCCGGCGCGGCCGTCCGCCATGGCAGCCTCGAGCAGGAAATCGGCCTCGACAACGACGAGCCCGAGCCCGGCGAGGCGCCCTACAAGGCCTGTCCTTCGTGTGCGGCGGAAGTGCCGCTCGGCTCGACCGAATGCCCGTTCTGCGGTTGCGCCTTCGAGCGGAGTTCCCAGGCCAAGCGGGTCCTGACGGACTTCGACCTTCTGGAAATCGACCTCCTGAACCAGTCGCCGTTCAAATGGTGCGACGTCCATGGTGACGGTTCGTCGCTTCTGGCCAGCGGCTTTGACGCCTGGGGTGGGGTCTTCCAACACGGTGATCTCTGGCACGCGATGGGTCGACCCAAGGGCCGTCTGGTTCGGCTGCTGGCCATCGGCACCCGTGTGCAGGCCCTTGCTGCCGCGGACGACTTCCTGCGCTCGACCGAGAGCAGCCAGGCCGCCGCCAAGAGCAGGAGTTGGATCAACGAGCCGGCCAGCACCAAGCAGATGGCCAAGCTGGCCGAGGCCGGCGTTGCGGTGTCGCCGTTTGATTTCGGCGTCTCCAAGTACGACGCCAACTGTCAGCTCAATTTCTACTGGAACCGTGCCGCTATAGCGCGGCTGGCGTCAGGGACGCAGGCAAGGCTGGCCGCATGAGCAGAGACAATGGCCTCTGCCCCTCCAAAATGACACCTGACGAGCGGCTGTCGGAGTTGGGACGTTTACTGGCCGCCGGCGTTCTTCGGATGCGCCAACAGTCCAGCAGTTTCTCTGACAGCGACCGAGATAGTTCACTCGCATTCCTGCCCACCAGGAGCGGTGGTGTCCTGCGGGCAGAGGCCCGAGTTGGAGGACAGTGATGCAAACACACCATGCGGCGGTAGCGCCGAAGCCGGACGTCCAGGTGCTGGCCAGGCTGGCCGCCTTGAAGGCTATGACCGTGAATGAGCTCAAGGCTGAGTGGCAGAGCCTGATGGGATCGGCGGCGCCTAATAACAGCCGGTCATTCCTGGAACAGCGGCTGGCCTACCGGATACAGGAGCTGGCCTTCGGCGGGCTGGCCAAACCGGTCACCCGGCTGCTCGATGCCCTGGCCGACGAGGTCGAGGGCAAGAAGGTCCGGCGGTCGGTCATCGCCGATCCCCGCAACCCGGTGATCGGCACCCGGCTGGTGCGCGAATGGGATGGCACCGAGCACGTGATCACGGTGCTCAAAGACGGGTTCGACTGGCAGGGCCGCCGCTACAAGTCCCTGTCAGCCATCGCCCGCGACATCACCGGCACCCGCTGGAACGGCTATCGCTTCTTCGGGCTGCGCGACATCAGAAAGGCCGACCGATGAAGAGCGCCAGCGTCCCGATGCGCCGCCTGCGCTGCGCCATCTACACCCGCAAGAGCTCCGAGGAGGGGCTCGACATGGAGTTCAACAGCCTCGACGCTCAGCGCGAGGCCTGTGAGGCTTACATCACCAGCCAGAAGGCCGAGGGCTGGGTCCCGGTCCGCGACCGCTACGACGACGGCGGCTTCTCGGGCGGCTCGCTGGAGCGACCGGCGCTGCGGCGCCTGCTCGCCGACATCGAGGCCGGGCTGATCGACGTGATCGTCGTCTACAAGATCGACCGGCTCAGCCGCTCGCTGATGGACTTCTCGCGGCTGGTCGAGGTGTTCGACCGGCAGGACGTGACGTTCGTCTCGATCACCCAGTCGTTCAACACCACCACCTCGATGGGCCGGCTGACCCTGAACATCCTGCTCTCGTTCGCCCAGTTCGAGCGCGAGGTCACCGGCGAGCGTATCCGCGACAAGATCGCCGCCTCCCGCCGCAAGGGCATGTGGATGGGTGGGTTCGTGCCGATGGGTTACGACGTCGTCGACCGCAAGCTGATCGTCAATGAGACCGAGGCCAGGGCGATCCGCCGGATGTTCGAGCGGTTCGTCGAGCTGGGCTCGGCGACGCTGCTGACCCGGGAACTGGTCGCCGCCGGCGCGCTGAACAAGCGCGGCAAGCCGATCGA